GGACGCTTCAGATGACACCAAAGGACCATAAACGAACAACTGAAGCTGTCCGATTTGTCCATATCCTCTAACTAAATTGAGATGAGTTAGAGGACTAACAAAAGGCACTTTAAGAGTCATGGTTTGATGTGTAGATAAATCGAGATCAACATGAGGGAAGCCGGTAATCCCACCGAGATGGGAAAGGGCTGAGAACACAGTGCGACGATTTCCTCCATAAGGAACGAAAACTGCAAGCAGTCTCCCCTGCATAAATGGAGTGGCATTACATTGAATTTTGAACACAGTTGATGCACGAAAGAAAGTGAAACCCTCTAACTTTTCTCGGATGAGAGGTTTATCGAACAGATCTTGTGGAATGTTATATGTTGCAATCTTAGTAGCTGGGGTTTGATCCGAAGACCAGTTTACAGTACTAAGTAGATTTGGACGCATCATAAAATCTTTCACAGTATGCTCTCTAGATTCTCTTCCAGTTTCTTGGATGCAGCCAAGAGATCCAGTAACTGGCTTATTCAAACCTGCTGCCTGGACCTGACCATCATCAACAAAACGAACAATTTCTTGATCGAGAACGGTTTCACTTGTGATATCAGTGGTAGGAGCCATTTCTCCGGACTCCAAACGGATTGTAATAATTTGAGTATTTTTAAGCACTTTTTCACAATCTTGAGATGGCTCAGTCTCAAGTGAGTTGGTGGGATGAGTCCCCTTTAGTCATGCAGGCGAACACTCATCACTGGAGGTAAACACCTCTCCTGCAATCGCGCTTATCGATGCATCGCGATTACCAAGATTCAGGCTTTGCTGCTTCTCAATAGTACCACCATTGGTAAGAAGCCCCATTCTTGGATTTAGAAAGTCTATCATGCCAGAACCGTATATTGCATCCGAAATATTGAGATCACGGTACTCAGCATATGATAGCATGAGGGGTTTTACTGAGAGTTTTGGTAAATGAGGTCTCAGCTGCCTCAAAAATTCATCGAACACAGATCGTGGATGGTATGAAGCTTCCATCAGAGCAGTACTGACATTTACGGCAGTATTCTGATGAAGATCAAGACCCTTTTTACACCAAAGGATCATTTCTCGAACTGTATCCATACTTAAGGGACCGACATATCGCATTCTTTCTTTATCGAACCGAAAAGTTCTTTTGAGGAACGCAACCTCGTCGAGCTTACGATATG